AGTCTCTCTGAACGCAGAATTTTTCTCACCTTCGAAAATTAACTGCAATTCGAACTGCCCATAGTTATATACTACTTCCATTCTAATATATTTACCCCTTGGTTCATATGTGAAAGGGAGAGTTAATTTAGTTTTTGGGAATTTCAAAACACCACCCTTAATTTTAGTGTCTTGATTGGTGAAGTATATGCTAGAGACTCCACCCCTTTTGTTATATCGAGGTAACTGAGGACATAATTTATACTTCTCTGGGTGCTTAAAGTAATCCTTTCTCGCTTGTCGAAAAGCTTTAAAGGTTTGTGATACCTTTTGAGTTATTTGCTGAACTACCTGAGCTGATAATTTATCATTTGTATAATCCGGTTGCTTAATTTTCTTGAAATAATTATGTAAAAAATAAGCGTCTAACCCAAACGAAATAAAATCCGTTTGTTTTTTATTTTGTTTGGCTTTTCTTTGATTGTATTCATACATACACTCCTTCAAGCTATCGATCAGCTTTGCGTCATACTGATAAGGTTTGAAATTTTCTTTTGGGTGTTCCGTATAATATACATTTTGAGTATAAAAATACCACTGACGATGATGATAAAGAACTGTATTAGTTAGATTATTCCCTAACATTGCTATTCGTGTTAAATACTCATTCATTTCTTTATTTTTAATATTGTATTTAACAACTGAGTAGTTCTTCTCCACTAGGTTTTCGATTTTTTCACCCCTCCAATTCTAGTATAACTACAAGTAAATTTCAACTACCTAAAAGTTATAAGAATGCAACCATACTCTACTTATGAAAGACAAGTAGAGTACACTCGCATCTTCGAAAATAACAGTTCTGATACCCCCTAAGCAAGCTTACTGACCAGAGTTTGTGATAACTCCACCTGCACCGTTGACCGTTACCCAGCCGTGCTTTTCCCTCGCCTCAGCCTCTTTCATACGAATAAGGTTGTCAGTGATGGAGTCTGACTTCACTTTGTTAGCCTTTGCCTCCCCTTCGGCTTTGATTACGGCATTATCCGCTTCAGCTTGAGCTTGGACTTTCTTAGTCTCAGCCTCTACCTCAGCCTTAGCTTTTTCTTGCTTAGCCGTATCGATTTCCTTTTGTTTCACTGACTCACTCTTGATTGCAGTTTCAATTTCATCTCCTGCATCCTGATCAGTGATGGTAAAACTTACGAATTCCAAGTCATAAGACTCAAATTTATCTTTCAAAGCCTTATCAATCATTTCATAGACCTCAGTCCGTTTGTTACCTAAGATATTATAGATATCATAGTTACCTGTAACGGACTCAATAGCCCTCTGCACTGCCGGTGATACTACACTATCATTTACGGTGTCAAGAGTCGTATAGTTAGAGAAAACTGTCATGGCTTTTTCCTTATTGACACGGTATTTCACGTCAATATTAGTATTGAGCCATTGCCCATCCTTAGTCTGTGTTGTAATCTTTTCCATCGTCTTAGTTTGAACAGACGTTGGAAGAGTGTACACAGTATCAACGAATGGGATTTGGAAGTGATACCCTGTTTGGAGGGTTGTGTCTTGGACACCTCCAAATGCACTCACTCTAACACCTACAGTATTTGCTGGGATTCTCTTGACTGCTAGTACCCTAAATAGGACTAAGGATAGGATAATTAAGAAGATATAAATACCTTTCTTAACACCTTTAGGGATTTCGGGAAGTTCTTTGAACTCCTTGTAGTTTTCATTTTGATACATATTGTTGCACCTCAAAGTTTTCTTAGTGATAACTTTAGTTTAGTTAGCACCAAACAGTCAATACTTAGCTTTGGAAAATATTATTTGTTTGCTACCAACTAATACAGAGGAATACCAACTAATAAGTATAATATTAGTTTACAATAACTTAGGTGAGGTTACAATAGTCATTAAGAACCTCACCTAAAGTAATGTATAGTATCTTTAACTAAAATGAAATATAAAACTATTAATTACATTTTACAGAATTACATACTTTTTCGTTAGTGCTGTACAGAATGTTTATAGAATTCTCTAAGTCACTACCCTCTTTGAGGATTTCTTTCTCTTCCCTTAATACCCCAGTGTAGAACGAGAGTACTCTAGGCTCAGCCTTAGGTTCGAAGTTAAGTGTCTTCTCAACTTGTTGATAGAAGAAATGTAATTCTTCGTTCGATTTTGTTCTTTCTTTTAGTTCATTGCTAAAAGCCATAAGTGCTTCTTTGTAAGACATAAGTAAATCCTCTTTGAAAGTAAAAATAACTAACTCTAAACTAATATAACTGAAACAAGTACAAAGGTTTCTATTTTAGTAGAAATTAGATTGCATATTAGATAAAAATTAGCGATACTTTAACATAAAAAGTTTAGTCTATTTAGTTAGGCTAAACAAATAATCAAAGTTTAAGAAAAAATTTGATACGGGGTAATTTTAACTAACTTAAGATACCCCAACAGCCTCTTTTGCAAGTTGGTCTACCAAATCATTAACCTTTACACCAGTATGGCTTCTAACCCATATAAGATGGATATGGTTAACTCCGTGTTGTTTTGCATACGTTAAGACACGTCTAATATAATCTGAGATAGGTGTGTCACCACCAGTACCCCAACAAGCTTGACCTCGAACTACTACAGTCTTAGGAGCTGACCATCGGACAATACCCTCATAGTCGCAGACTATTGTAATTGCAGACAACCTACGCTCAACTGCCATAGAGATAGCCGTCGCATAAGCCATTACCTCACCTGCCACGTTACGAGATTGAGCGAACTCTGGTTTGTTGCCACTAATTCTCCTAGTGTCTAGTAAGTTCTTAGCGCTATCATATACTGCAACACCCCCACCGTAAACACCAGTCTTTGCGTTAAATGAACCATCTACCACAAAGACCGTACCATGTAGGTTTAAGGAGAAAGGGTCGGTGTCCTCAATCAAGCGAATTGTACCACTAATACCTTGCTTGTTTTGGTAGGGGATTACCTTCTGTTGGTTGACGTTATTTACCTTACCTTCAATGAATGCGTTAGCCTCTTCCAAGGTAGAGAACTTCTTGTACTGTGCTTTAGGCATTCCGTTGACGATTGCTTTACATTCGTCCCAAGTAGTAACTACTTGCTTTGTATTTTTAATAGCGTAATAATTAGTTTTAGCCATAAAGACCACCAATTTCCAATCTTTCTAAATAACTATAAAACTATTTTACTACTTCTCAGCTAAAATTCCAATAGCTATGACGCTTAAAGACCATACTCCTGATAGTAAGATGTATGTAGAGTCGTCGATGTGAAGATACCCATCAAGCTCTGATATAGAAAGCAGATATACTACCAACCAAAAGACAATGTAGAGGTAAGTGACCACCTTTACATTGTCTGAATAGTGCTTTAATGGTTTAAATCTGCTACCATCTTTGAAGATGCCTTTAAACTCTGCAATATAAAGAAACAAGAGAAAACCTAAGTAAAGACCTAATGAGAAGATTTTAACCATATATGAATACCCCTATACGATAAGCCAACGATAGTGACCTAAACCAAAATAGTAATAACTGTACTAAATTCCATTTGAAGCACTCTTCTTGTCTAAGTCAACTGCACGATTATACAAGTCTGTTAATACTATTTGAAAGATTTGTTCCATAGTAAAGGTTGCTTGCTGTAGTACACCTTGCTTTTCTTTATAGTTGAAAGAAAAGAAAATAATAGCCAACTTAAAGCTCATTACTAAGGACAAACCTAAAGCGAAGTTTTCTTCGACAGACTTTAGAAATCCTACCTCTTGCAATGTAGATAGATACCCTACTAGGATTGCTAGAAGAAACTCTACAATTAGAATAGGGTAGAGAACCCTTAACTTACTTTTCCATGAAATCATTTTTTTTTATTTCCTTCCATAAACCAATTCCCTACCAATAAGTACTTAAACACCTACCATCTAATCTAACAATAGATAACCAACACTGACCAATAGGTATATTAGTGAAAGGTGATGCTACTTCTCTTCCATTACTTAAAGTTTCTGGATAGCTAAGAAACTCAATAATATTGTTACTTAAAACCCTTGAATATCTAGCTGGTTGCCAGTAAATACGAGAAAGAGCAAAATATTTAGGGGAAGATACCAGTTGTTTATCGTCAATTACTATAAAACTACCTGCTCTAAGTTGAGGACTCCACTCGTCATAGAACTTTTTGGATACTTCTCGTGCTACAGTGAAGTAAGTCTTATTTACAGAATAAACAACTCCACTATAATCTCTACCCTTGCCATAGTTTTTAATATTAAGGTAAGTGTTTACTTGAATTGTTTCTTTGAAACTTGACAGTGATTTTGACATTTTGGATACCCTTACTCCATACCTTCTAACTTAGACTCTTCAATCAAGATTCCAAGCAACTCGATAATGCTAGAAATACCTTTATCAAACTGCTCCTTCTTGTCTAGGTAGGCTGTTAAGATTTGAGCCTCGTTGAGAATCATTCTTTGTGTTACATTTAAGTCTGGGAAGTTCTCTTCAGACACTACTGGAGCAATCTCAAAGTAGTTCTCTCGACTACCCACCAAGGGGCGACACAACCTAATGTACTCATAAGATTGACTAGCCTTACGTGCCCAGTTGATTGCCTTTTCTAAGTCCTGCAAACCACCCTTATGTTTGTAACGTATTACATACTCAACTACCGTTGAGATAGTATGAGGGAAAAGTGACTCAAGAGTGAAGTCCCAAGACTCAATCTTGTTTTGCATGTAACGTTCTGGGTGAAGTAATTCTTCGTTTTTTACATATTTTTCTGACATATTAACTCCTAAGCGTTTCGACACACCTCTTCAATTAGCTGGCTCATTACCTTAGCTTTAAACTTCTCAGAACAGTAAAGTTCATACTGACGTGGCATAGTATACTTTAAGAAACGTTTAAAGCCTACATTGGTGCTAGGAAAGTCGCTTCTACGAAGATACTCACCACAAGACCAAAAAGGAAAGCGACCTGAGTTACGGAAACGAGCAAACTCTTGAATGATTTTTACCCATAGTAGGTAAACTTGCTCAGTTTGAGGGTCAACATTTATAGTAGAACCGTCATATTTAGTGTAATTAGACATTAGATACCCCCATACTGCGAAGAAATAACGCAGAAATCTTTCTTGTCAGCTCTATCAATATACAAGCTATACAGGAAGTAACTGTTAGCAAAACTTTTAGTAAAAGCATCTAGAGTATGTTTTAGTTTCTGACCTAACTCTATAGAAGATCTTCCTCTAGCTGAACCAGTAACAACAAGAGAATACAAATATTCGTTTTCTTTGTAACCTTGAAGATTTTTCATCTCCTTACCCTTTATACGTTTGAAAGATATCCTAATAAGGTCTTCGGAATATAAGTTATCATACCTTAAAGAATAGATACGATCCTTTAATAATATCTCCTTAAAATCTAACTCCATAACAGGTGGTAGAATTACATCTTTAAAACTGATATTTGCAACCAAACTAATATTAAAGTTATGCATTGAATACTCCTTTACTTCCAAATAGGTGGGGTCATGGCTTCTAGCAATACCCCGTTGCAAGCAATAACCAAGTAAGTTAAAACTATCAAACCAACAGTATTATAAATAATTAGACCTAGTTCTAAGTTTTTGTCGAAATTATTAGTCAAATGAGAATAAGACCCGAAATAAACTGCAACAAAGAACCAAGTAATAATCAACACTGCAAAGACAGGAAGTAATACATACTTAGCACCAAAGACACCAGTTACTACCATACCCAATACAATCCAAGTAGGTAAAACTAATAATGGACACCAAGAAGTGTAAAAATATAGTGCAGATTTAATAGATTTAATCACAGTAGATACTCCTTTAGCCATAGAAATCTCTGTCAGATACATACTCAAGGCGTCTCTCACGTTGGTTGTAATGGTAGTAACTACCCAAACGAACTGTGCTTTGTTTTGAGTACTTGTTTTCTGAGATAGATGAGAAGATTACAAGATTTGCACAAGACTGAGTAAGGACTTCGCTAAGTGCTTTGTGAACTAACTTATCTACATCTTTGTCAGAGTAAGCATCTGCATGAGCCATAATTGACAAATGATAAGATAAAGTAGAACGCTCTGCATCGTCATCACGAAGAACGAACCCCAAGTCAGTTGCTTTCTTCAAAGATACCGAGAATTCACTAGGTAAAAATATGCATGGGGAAGAAAATAACCAATTGTTTAACCTTGCCTTAAACTTGTGAGCATCTTTTGATAAAGACTCCTTACTAGAGTTAGGAAAAGATAATACCCCCGTTAACGAAAAACGTACATATTGACTCATAAGTAACCTCCTATTTCTTTTCGAATATACAAACACATTTTGTGTCAAACGGAACTGAATCCAACTTAAAGTATTTCTGTAGATATACCAAGTAACTATAATCTTTAGATGCGTAGCTACTCTGTAATTCTAAGTAGTCCTTCCAAGGAGAAAGAATCCACTTATTAAGTGCACCAGTTACGTTATACTGCTCTCTTGACTCACGACTTAACGAACCCAATCCCCAAACTGTGTGAAACATAATCTCATAAGCGTCTTTTACGTTAGTTACGATAGAGCCATCCTCGCTTACTCCAATGCTACCAATGATTGAATTTCTTTGGAGTTCATGAATCCAAGTAAATATCTCCTCTTTAGCGTGATTTGATACAGGCTGTAGAGTAAAGGACTCCAAGTTATTTGGGTTTGCCCAATCACGGATAACCAAAGAGCCACCCTGCTTTAAAGCACTGACAAGCATTGAGATAGTCTCTGTACGTTCTTGACGGTTGAGGTAACTCATAATCTCGTGGAAAACACTAGAGAGATAAATAACGTCAAACTGAGTTGTTTGGTTTAACAAGTCACTCTTAGTTAGGACAGACACCCCCATACTAGAGCGCTCTGTTTGTACAGTCGACAAACTTCTGTACCAAAAATT